GGAACACGGAGTTACACTCACTGGTGCGAAGAAGGACGGAAGTTTGGAGTTCGGCGCGCTTTCGGAGAAGCAGTTTCTCAAGCGCGCGTTTGCGATTAACCCTGAAATATGTGATCGTTGGGTCCCCCAGTTGACCCCAAATTCAATATATGAAATGATAAACTGGATTTCAGACTACACGGAGGATGGTTGGGAAGCGTTAGCAACGAACGCCGAAATTGCGTTGCGTTTTGCGTTTTTTCATGGGAGGAGCTTTCATGATGGCATCCGCAGCAAGCTCCAGGAAGAAAGGCGTCTCCCGTATTTTTCGACTTTTGATGAGAAGAAAACTCTCTTCTTGGGAGAAAACTACGGGCAGAGTTATGGATGCGGGGCCAATTATCGAGGAGGTTTGAGAATTGGCGAACCTCAGTCGGGGGTGCAGCAAAATACGGGTGGAGTGGTTGTTACACATCAGGAAAAACCCGTGACGAATCAAGACGTTGTCACGCCTATGCAGAGTATCTTCATGAACTTGGATGAACCCGAACTTACAATGAGGGCTATTGCGGGAAAGGAAGTGCTGTTGCGTTCGGTGCAGTGGCCAGTCTCCTCGACTTTCGAGGAGATATTGGACGTGTTCGACATTCCCTCTGAATTTTTGGATACGGATAATAATACGCGCCTCATTGAGATGGCGGGGGCTTTTCGAGGGACTTTCGAGATGACAGTGCAGGTGAACGGTACAAAATTCCACCAGGGTTTACTTGTCGCAACGTGGAAGCCGCTTATCACCGCGGCGATTTTAGGGGGCTTGAGTGTGAACGATCCAACGATTCAGGAGGCGACTTTCCTACAGCACGCAATACTGGATGCTTCTACTTCGACGGCTGCGAAAATTCGCGTTCCTTTTGCGTTTCCTACGCCATACATTGCCACGTCGGATGATATTTTTACGTACGGTTTGGGGCATTTGCAGCTCATGGTGATGTCGCCTTTGCGGGCAGCTGCGGGTTCTTCCACAGTGGTCAATGTTTCTGTCTCGATTCGTCTTGTTGATTCAGACTTCGTGTTACCGAATTCGAGCACGGAGAGTTTGTTCAATCTGAAAACGCCGATTTTTCGTACGGGAGTGCCGCAAAGTGGGATGGAGCAGGCGATGACTATTGTTGAGGAGGAGATCAAGCCTGCCTATACAGGACCTGTGCCGATTCGTGGTGTGGACCCGCGTAAGTTTGACATGCACGATGCTCCAGAGTCGGTTCGTGACGTAATGAAGAGGAGGTTTCTGCTATGGACAAACCCTTTTTCGATTCCTCAAGCAACGGACACCGGAAACCCCGAAAACTGTATTCTCGGGTGTTTTGATGCCAACGCAGCTTGGGACCCTGCCCTGAATAATCAATTGTCGGGGATGTGGGCGACGTGTTTCGGGTTGTGCAAGGGACCGGTACGCTACATGGTCTCTTTCGAGGCGATGGTGCAGGGATTGGACCCGGTCGTCGGGTTTGTGGCTTTTCTGCCGGTGCGAGGAATGCCCTAAAACAATTTGTCAGACGGGAAGATCATGGTGAACGATACGTTGACGCAGGACCAGAAGAAGCAGCTGTATCAAGTGCTGTTTCCAGATGTTCGTTACAAGTCGGGAGGCACGGCGATTGCTGGTAGCGGGTATCTACCCCCTCGTCAAGCGCAAGGGGGTCTTGGAGCCGTTTGTTCGGTGGAGATCCCTTTCTTTTCGGGGACTCAGGCTTATATTGTCCCGCGAAATCGTTTCTCGGGTGCGGGGACGACGCCCTTCCCGGATGTGCCTTCGTCACCGTACGTCAATCCTGGAATCGTCGTGTTTGGAATTGATCCCTATCATCAGTTGCCTGGAAATCTGCTGGTTTCTGTGTACGCTAGCATTGGGGATGAGTTCAGAATGGGAACGCTTGCAACGCTGCCAATGCTTGGAATCGGCAAGGTCGACGCTACGGACGGCTTTGGCATTGACCCCTTTGCCTTTACAAATGTCTTTGCTGTACGCGATACGAAGCCCACGCGCGGTGATGCTTTGATTGCGCAGCAGGTAGGGACGACGCGAGTTAAGAGG